CACGAGTTTCACATCTGTTATTCAGGGATCTCTTTACCAAAGTAGATAGTGATATCTACAGCGGTGAGATCATTCCCCGGCATGGTCCAGGCACAACTGCCGATCGTACTCTTGGAAACAAGAAGTACCGTTGGCGTACTTGGACCGATCGGTTAGAATACCTGTTTCCCGCGAGGGAACATCTATTCAGCCGTATTGGACTATCTTTTGATGGTCCAGCTGTTAACTGGCTCGAACCTGGAGCTGAACCGCCTGTTAGGGTGATTACAGTTCCTAAGACGCTGAAAACGCCTCGTATCATTGCAGTTGAACCTGTGCATATGCAATATATGCAACAGGCTATCTTGCTTGATTTTGTGCGAAGGATTGAAGAGGATAACCTCTCTTCGTCCTTCATCAGATTCTTGGACCAGGAGCCTAATCAGCGCCTGGCCTGGCGCGGTTCCCTTTTCGGGGACCTCGCCACACTCGATTTGAGTGAAGCTTCTGACCGCGTTTCCAATCAGCTCGTACGTGCCATGTTCTCTCGATTTCCTCATTTAGCAGAGGCAGTCGATGCTACACGGACACGGAAGGCTGATGTGCCTGGCCATGGCGTTATACGCTTGGCCAAGTTCGCATCTATGGGTTCAGCGCTTTGCTTTCCTATTGAATCCATGGTCTTTATGACTGTGATATTCTGTGGGATCGAAAAGCAGCTCAACCGACAGTTAACCCGGAAGGACATTGAGTCCTTCCGGGGCTCGGTGCGCACCTACGGTGATGATATTATCGTCCCCGTAGGCTATGTGCAGGCCGTTGTCGATAGCCTTTCAACTTTTGGGCTGAAAGTCAATGTCGGCAAGTCTTACTGGACTGGAAAGTTCAGAGAGTCTTGCGGTAAGGATTTCTATGAAGGCTTTGACGTTTCTGTAGTCAAGGTTCGTAGATTTCTCCCTACACAACGGGCACAGTCTGATGAATTGGTCTCTGCAGTATCTCTTCGAAACCAGCTCTTTGAGTTTGGTTTCTGGAGTGCAGTGATTTACTTGGATGAATTGATTGGGAATCTGATTCCTTTTCCATTCGTCCATCCCAATTCACCTGCGTTGGGCAGGTTCCGCGATGGATATCGTCATGATGTCGATCGCTGGGATCATCAGCTTCAACGGCCCTTGGTTAAGGCCGCTGTGGTTGACGCACCTCTACCTCTAGACGAGCTAGATGGTGTTGATGCTCTCGCAAAGGTGCTCAGACAGGCAGAACTTAAGGAATTCCTTAAGTCCTCGTCTGGTACTGTCAAATCTCTATTCGAAATTCAGACAGTTACTGATCATCTTAGACGTGCAGGACGTCCTCGGATCGTTCGCACCAAAACGAG